AAGTGTGATGAGTTCAACCAGTCCGATTACACCGTCTGATATGAAACCTGCTGAAATCATGTACGAAATGCGCGAGATCCAAGATACTTGGAGACAGCAAAATTTCTTCCTATCTGATGCACAGAAGCAGCGATATGCTGATCTTTTGAAGATGCGTCGAGATCGTGTTCAGTTCTTTTATGATAACGATATGGTTCAAAAAGGACCGAAAGTTATTAAAAAACCTGAACCACCACAAGAGGACCAAGACAGTTAAACAAGTGGCACAGAGGCGCTCTCAGGGGGGTCTCTGTGCCTTATACTATTTGCATCGACCAAAGCACAATGCACAACATCTATTACATCGGACAAGCAGATAAACCTCATTGGTTTGGTTGGGGTCAAACTAAAGGTGAACTAATGATTGAATCCCATGGGATTCCTCGTTTCGGTTCCGATTACAATAAAGCAAGAGATGCTCTGGTTAAGTACACCGATCTGGGTTTTTACGAGAGAGTTCTTGTAAGAGATAAGAAAATACATAATTTTCTTAAAAAGCAACCAGGCATCAAAAAAGTTGGCACAGAGTCATTTGAAATTACTGGATGCAATTTGACTCTTGACATTGTAAAAGATATGGTAGAGAAGAAATTCTTCTCCACAACTCCTGCTACTAGAAAGACACTTAAACTCCGACCACATCAAAGAGATTTTATTGCAAAGGCACAAGCAGATTATCTTGAATTTTTGTTGTTTGCAAAATGTCGAGCAGGTAAATGTGTGATGGTCCTGTCGCACATTGTGTATCGTGGACATAAACTGTCTTTGGTTGTATCTCGTTTTAAGTCTCCTGTTCAATCATGGGCAGAAGATCCTAATAAGTATGATTTGTTTGAGAATGTACGAATCATTCGACTTGATGAACCAAACTGGACAGAAGATCTTAATTATTGGTTGAATCAAGATGTTCAAATTATTCTGTGGTCAACGGTTCAAGGTCTTCAGAGAAAAATCAATAAAGTAAAATCATTCACCGACGTTGATCTTTTGGTGTTTGATGAGTGTCATATTGGAGATAATGCTAAGCAATTTGTAAAAATTCGAGACAGTCTTAGTGATACTCCTTGTTTGAAAATCTCTGGCACAGCATACGATCAGGTCTGGTGCTATCCCAAAGAGAATCGATATTCATATTCTTATTGGGATGAGCAATATGCTGTTATGCACCATGGATATAAAGCACCTAAGATGAATGTAATCACTATTGACGTTGATGTTCCTGGTTATCAGGATATTTTTGGCGACGATCCTGATGCACTCAAAAATCTTTTTCTTACTGAAAATCGTAAGTTTGTTAATGAATCTTTGGTGGTTGATTTTATTCACAAGTATTTTGGCAATCAACGACACATCAGGGACAAAAATCAAAGACTTTTGAATAATTCAAAGCACATTTATATGTGCCTTCCAAGTAAAGATGCGTGTCATGCTTTTGCTGAACTTATCACCAGTTATTCTCCTCTTGTCGTTACTAGTGACACAAAGAATACTAGTGATGATATCAACAAGCATGTCAAAGAAAACGAAAAGACTATCTGTTTGACTTTCGGTGCGAATGTTCTTGGTGTGACCCAGAAAGAGTGGGACACTGTTATTAACTGTCGCGAAGGTATGGATCTGAAGTTTTGGACTCAGTTTGCTTTTCGTGGTGGCAGTGGAGATAATGATTGGAAGGTGATCGATTTTTCTCCTCGTAGAGCATTGCGAGCAATAACTGAGTCTTTTGTTCTTGCCCGTGAAGAAAATCCAAAACTACTTGAGCATGAACTTGTCGAGTTTGTTAATATCATTGAGTGGGAGGAAGGATTCACGACTCTTTCTCAAGATAAAATCAATGATGTTCTTTCTGTTCATGCTGGAGAAGATGCTCCAAAATCTTTCTCAAATCTTGCCGTATCTGTCCTTGAGAGTGATCTAGCAGACTATGATTTTGACAAAATCAATGTATCCACTCTTGCCAAACCTGTCGCGTCTTTTAGAGATGTCAATGACAATGCTTGTAATCAGAGAAGTGCCTTAAAGGTCATCAAAGTTGGTGATGAGGAGAAAAAGGAGAAAGTAATCTCAAACAAAGAGAAATTGAGGGAGATTTATCGGTCTATTCCACTTATTCTCTCTCATGAGATTAACTCCGGTAATCAAGTAGATTCGATTGAGCAAGTTTTGTCCTGCTCATCTTATGCTCCTGTTAGTCAAGATTCTGACGGTGTTTTGAAGCAGTTGATTGATGATAAGGTCATCAATCCGAATTCTATTGCTAACAAAATTAGTCTCTGGAATCCTGTCATCAAAAAATCTTTGGATTCAAACTTTACTAAGACGATTGATGCTTTTAGTTTTAGTAAGAGTACACAACAACCAATTGATTTGTCACTTTTGAAGACAATTCTGTCTCACAAAGTCAATAATCTTTTGATTGTTGGAGATCCCTCTGGTGTTCATAGTTCTTATGCAGTTAAAGAACTTGGTATTCACCCATCTAAAATTACCGTGTGGGAGGATCACCCAACACATGTATTCTTGATTAAGAGTATTTCTTCTGAAATAAATATTGTACCTAACTTGGAGGATGCAAGCATGAATGGAAAAAGTTTTGACTATTGTCTGGGAAATCCCCCTTACTCTGATAGAGAAAACAAGAAGTATTCAAACAAAAAATTGTGGAAGATCTTCTTGTTTGAATCGATGAAGAGGGCAAAAACTACGACTTTTGTTCTACCTGCATCCGTTTTGTCTGCCTCTGACCATTTTGAACAGATTCGACCTTACATTTCATACATCAATATCAATGCTGCAAAGTATTTTCGTGGTGTCGGATCTAAGTTCTGTGTCATCACTGTAGAGAATACTGTTCAGGACAAATGTTCAGTAGAAACTGCTAACGAAAAGTTTGACATTGTTTTGAAGGATATTCCTTTACTGCCTAATGTCATCACTGAGGATAATATTGATTATGTCAAGAAAACTCTCACTGGAGGCAGAGAATGGAAGGTTAGTTGTGATTATCACTCAGCATATAAAGATAAGTGGGAGTCTGCTGATGGTAAGATTGAGGTCCTTCATACCACCAATCAGTCTTTTTACACTAATAAAGATGTAGCTCTTAACAATGAGATTAGGGTCGCTATTTCTAAGTCTGGCGAACCTAAATTCAAGGTTGTGCATAAGAAAGGTTTGTCCGAAAGTATGATTTACACAACTGGATTCAATGATATTGAAGAGGCACAAGATTACTGTGATTATTGTAACTCTCCAAAAATTCAGAAAGCAATCACGTTGACTAAATTCAGTGGTTGGAATACTAAGGAACTAATCAAACATATTCCATGAAGAATATTCATAATAAAAACACAGGTTCAAACATAGAAAGGTCTGATTTAAGAATTGATGCAACTGGAGAGGTTTTTACTCCTCTTAAGTTGTGTTCTAATTGTGTTAATCGTATTCCTGAAGGTGAACTTAAAAATCCTAATTCAACATTTTTAGATCCATCAGCAGGAAATGGTAATTTTATCATTGCATTGAGAGATAAACTTAAAGAATATCATTCTGAAGAACATATACTGAATAATATGCTATATGCCATTGAACTGATGCCAGATAATCATGCGGAAATGTGTGGTAGACTTGGCATTTCTACAACTCATCCACATTTTGTTTGTGAAGATGCCCTAGAATATGATTATTCTTTCGGGAGTCCAATCGGTGTAGAGGCATTTATGTGACAGTTGACAAACTGCACACCATTGTCCCCATTGAGCGTGAATATCTGTATTATTATCACATGAGCAAAATCACCCTGCGCCCGCATCAAGAACGCATCCTTGATCGTATGCTTGCATACAATAAAGGTCAAGTCATTGTGCCTACTGGTGGCGGTAAAACTTTGACGATGATTGTTGACACTCAGCGTCGTCATGACGTTATCAACAATGGCACCACAACAGTTGTTGTTGCTCCGCGTATTTTATTGGCAGAACAACTGTGCTCTGAGTTTCTGGAAGTTGTTGACACTGACAGCACTCACATCATGCACGTTCATAGTGGTGAGACCCATCACTTTAGCAGCACTAAATCTGATAGCATCCACATGTTTGCCAGCACTGCTAGAACTGCTGGTGAGAATGTTATTATCTTTACCACATATCACTCGCTGCATCGTGTGATGGAGGCAGATATTGAGGTAAATACTATTTACTTTGACGAGGCACATAACAGCGTTCAGCGCAACTTTTTCCCTGCGACTGAGTTCTTCGCTAATGATGCAGATCGTTGCTATTTCTATACTGCAACGCCTAAGCATAGTCTGACTATTTCTAAACCAGGTATGAATGATACTGCTGTTTATGGTCAGGTTCTTATCAATGTTCCTGCTCCTGAACTTGTCGAGCAGGGTTACATTCTTCCTCCCAAAGTTGTAGTTAAGCAACTTCCCATGATTAAGGGTCGCAAAGTCATGTTTGCTGATGATTGTGACAATCTGTTGGAGACTCTTGATAACTGCAAGAGCGTAAATGTTGTCGATGGTTTGGTTGATGGATCTAGCAATCTTAACAAGGTTTTGATCTGTGCTCGCACCACAACGCAGATTGTCAATCTTTTGTCTCAGTCTGATTTCTGCGTTGAACTTGCACAGCGTGGATATTCTTGGATGACGATTACATCTAAGACAGGTGCAATCATCGATGGCAAGAAAGTTGACCGTGAGAAGTTCTTCGACACACTGAACACCTGGGGCAAAGATTCTGAGAAAAAGTTTGTTGTTATCCACCACTCGATTCTGTCTGAAGGTATCAACGTCAGTGGACTCGAAGCAGTTATCTTCATGCGTAACATGGATTACATCGGCATCAGTCAATCTATTGGTCGTGTGATTCGTCTGGGTG